CGCAGAAGCACGTAGTTGCTGGAGTGCGTGCTGTATTGCGGCTGTCCAGCGAACAGCAGGCAGAGAAAGGAAAGAAGCCGTGAAGTGGCTCCGTGAGTACTACATGATCATTGTTCCAGCCTTGGCGTTCTTTCTGCTGGCTCTTGCGCTTATTCCTTCTGGAGGCTCAACGGCCATAAGCGTACCGGCTGAGTACTGCAAAAGCCAGTTCACAGGGCGTACCAAGACCGAAGATTATCCGATCAGTTCATGTGCAGCCTACGATTCAAAAATGAACTGCACAGTGCCGGTGACGAACTGGGTTAGCGAGACACGAAATGAAGCGCACGTAACTTGCGAATGGATCGAGTGGAAATGAAGAAGGAGCAAACCAATGTCGGATGAACTGAAACCGCAGAGTATCGACACACCGGAATTCGCGGACCTGATGCAGAAATGGGCGCTATCGCCATCCTGTGATCTGGTGCAGAAGCGATACGACGCCCTCATCGCACACATCGACGCATGGCGCGTTCCAGCTGGGTACAAGCTCGTGCCGGTCAAACTGACCGACGACATGGCCGTGGCCTTTGCCGAGCAGTGGTACAGCAAGATTCGCTGCATCGATGATTGCCAGATGGACGACTGCTACGCCGCAATGCTCGAAGTTGCACCGAAGCCGGAGGACGCATGTGGCTCATGACACTGATGCGCCTGATGTGGGACATCTGGACCGTGCCGCAGTGCACTCGCTGCGGTTGGGATCACTCGTTGAGCAAGTGCCCGTGGCCGGCTGAGAAGAATGGGAGAGGATGATGGCGAGTAAGAAACCTACGATCCAATCGCGGTACATCACCTTGAAGGAATGGGCCGCACAGGAGTTCTCGAAGGTGCCGCACTCGAACACACTTCTCCGGTGGGTCCATGATGGGCACATTGAGCCCCAGCCGAAGAAGGTAGGGAAGGCATGGCAAGTAAAGCGCGACGCGCGGTACGTAGAATGATATGGCACGGCAGAGACTAGCTAAGAATAGGGCTTTGCCGCCGAACCTGTACGTGAACTCGAACGGCTATTACTCCTACCGAGACCCAGAGAAAAAGACGCAGAAGGGGCTAGGCAGAGATCGCCCAGCTGCGATCCAGGCCGCGAAGAAGGCAAATGCTGCCCTAGCCACGCGAGAGGCATCCTCGCTCGTCGATTGGGTGCTTGGCCGCAAGGACTACACCTTGGTCGAATGGCTTCCCGTGTACCGCGAACTCTGGGAGACACAGAAGGAGCGAGCCGCAAATACTCGGTACAACACGACGAGCATGCTCAAGAAATTGGCCGAGGCCGACTTCGCGAAGATGCGTATGAGGTATATCGAGACGATGCATGTCTCGACGTACCTTGAAGAGTTTTCGAAGGGGACCGGCGCCGGCTCTGCACGCAACATGCGGTCGAAGTTGCAGGACATTTTCCGATGGGCTGAAACTCAGGGCGTCATCGACGTTGGAAAGAACCCTGTTCCAGCAACTTTCAATGCAGACTACAAGGTCAAGCGTGAGCGGCTGAGCCTAGAGCAGTTCTGGCTTATCCATGCACAGGCGAACACATGGGCGAAAAGAGCCATGATCCTTGCGCTCGTGACGGGACAGCGGCGCGACGACATCGCCAACATGAAGTTTGCGGACTTCAAAGATGGCTACTTGCACATAGAACAGGGGAAGTCTAATGGCGATACCAAGTTGCAGATCGACGGCAACATCAAGGCAACGAAGATCGGGATATCTATTGCCGATGCAATCGCCGGATGCCGAGACCTAATCATCAGTCGGTACATGGTCCATCACACGGCGCACGTCTCACGGATCAAACCGGGGGACAAAGTGAGCCCAACAGGTCTGTCAATAGCGTTCATGGAAGCACGAGAGAAGGCAGGCATCAAGGCCGCTGATGGCCGTACGCCACCAACATTCCACGAGATCAGGAGCTTGGCTGAACGGATCTACCGCGAAGAATTTGGGGCTGAGTTCGCGCAGGCACTTCTCGGCCATAAGAGCGCGCAAATGACTGCCAAGTACGACGATCCGCGGGGCGGATGGAAGACTGTACGGGCAAAATGATTTCGTAAAATTTTCAACGAATTTCTGTAAAAATCGTAGACCGCCTTTACCTACGGGCGCGCTTTCGACCCCCGATATTTACATTTGAAACCTCTTGCAAAAGGCCAATTTTCATAGACGAATCATCGGGATAGATGGCTGGAATCGCTGGGACGACCCCAACAATTTCCAACCTTTTTACCCTAACGAAATCAAATACTTACAACTGTATTTCTGTAATCCTGCGGCTCACTTCGCATTCACTGACCGGCACTCTTCGAAGCGCTCGACCAGGCGCTCGTATCGTGACACGAGGCTTGCAATTGCTGCTCCGTAGCCGAGAACGTCAGCAGCAGCCTCCGGCACAAGGTCCGGTCCTGCTCCGTCAGTTGCAGGCTCGGCGGCAACGGATCGATCTGCGGGCGCGGTGGAGGTCTGTACGGGACTGGCTGGGCAGCGCAGCCGATCAACGCCAGCGCGCACACGGCGCTGAGCAGCTTCGAGTTCTTGGGCATGTTCCTGTTCCTTTCGTTGGGCGTCTGCATCCTGTGCTGCCAGCTTGGCGCGCAGGTCGGATTCTCGTTTTGCAGCGTCTGCGGCGTCGCGGTCGTGCTGCTTCTGACCAGCAGCGACGGCAGCTGCATAGCCTTCGTCGTATCGTTCGGTACCGTAGTGCTTCATTCCGAAGACGGCGCCAAGCAGGATGGCCACGAGCGTGAAGGCGGCGATGGCGAGGCGCTCGAGCGCGGTCATGATGCTTTACCTGCTGGCAGACTGTCGAAGCGCTCCAGCTTCCGGCCGTCCATGATGGCAATCAGCTTGGCCGCATAGGTCGGATCGGTGGCATAGCCTGCAGCCGCGACGGCACGTGCCCAGCCTGGACCTGTCTTCTCGTTGAAGCACTTCGCATAGCGCGGGTTCTTCAGGTAGAAGTTCGCCCTGTCCTGAATGCAGGACGACCATGAGTCATAGGCGCGGAACTTGTCGACGATGGACACCGTTCGACCGTTCACGACTTCATGCGTTGGGATGTCGACAGTTGGCCCAGTCCACGACTTGTCCGCCTTGATGCCAAAGAGGTTGTTGCCACGCACCCGTGCGCCCCAGCCGGTTTCTAGAGCTGCTTGGGCGATAGTGAAGCTGGCCGGAATGCCTGCCGTTCTCTGGCTGGCCAATGCACCGGGAAGCATCTGGTCGATGAAGTCGGACGGACTCATTGCGCCGCCTTCGCCGCTTTCGCAGCCGCATGAGCACCATGCACGATGTTGTAAACGACGAGGGCCAGACCTACGGCTTGGAACACGTTTGCCGGCAGGTACGGAGCGAGTTCTGGTAAATGGTCGTGGATGCCTGAGATGATCGAGTCAGCGAATGGGTACGCCGCCAGCAGTACGGCATTCAGCCAGACGTTGAAGGATCGGTACGAGGCCCGGATATGATCGAGTAGGCTCATTGGTCATCCTTTCCTGGCTGCGCACGTTCGCGCCATGCTTTCTCAAGTCGGATCAGTTGAATGCCCAGCACCACGAGGGCGGTAGCGATGCCGACGCCCATCGAGACGACGGATAGCCATCCCTGCAGGGCCTCAAGCTTCGTAGCGGCACCAATCGCTGTCGTACTGGCCGCAACGATGGTGGCCACCTTGGGATTACTTGCCGCGGCTTCGATCGCGGATCGGACGGTTTCTGGTTCGTGCATGGTTCTGTCTTTCAATGATGGTGGCTGCCGCCGAGATGATCAGGATGGCAAACCAGATCGAGCCCAAGAGGATCAGCATGGCGGTCGGGGATTATCAGTCGAAGCAGTTGGGCATACGTCAGAGCCACCATGTACACGTTGTAGAAGATGGGCGAGACGTAGGCCATGTACAGCAACCAGCCGGCGAAGTTCCCGACAATCGACGCCAGCAGCAGCTTTTGCGAGTCCGCGCACAGTCGTCCACGAAGAACGGCCGGCGCGGCGTACAACAGGAGGAGATCGACGAGGGCAGCGCTTCCGTGGAACAGCAGCATGTCCACTGGGGCGTTCGGTAGCTCGGCTGTTGCCCAGCCGTGCGCGTATGTCGCCAGCAGGATCATCAATGCAGCCGCGCAGCGCGATCTCCACGAGTTCATTTCTTCGTCTTCTTGGTCGGCGTGGTTTTCGTCGGGATGGTCTTTTCTTCGGGCGGTCGTTGTTTGCCGCCGCCTGCGCCGGTTGCCATGGTCAGATGTTTCATGCATTTCCTTTCGTGGTTGGGGTAGGAGAGTGGGTATCAGCTCGTGCCCGTATTCACATCGACTTCGATGAACACGGTGCCATTGCCAGCGACACTATTCGTGACGGTCACGGTATTGCCGCTGATGTTGGTGACGCGAGAGACAGGAGCACCGCCAGTTGCGTCGTAGTAGGAGTCCTGCAGCCACTGCACGACGCCAAAGGCGAGGTCATTGTCGAAGTTGAAGGTCCAGACAGTTGCAGCGGTTTGGAACAGGCTCTTGCGAACCCGAGTCCCTTTCTGCTTCACGTTCGCGAACGAGTTCCCGTACATGTGGCAGTTGATGATCTGGCCGTTGTTGAAGCCACCGCCAGACGTGTCGGTCGTAATGGAGTCCACCAGCGCTGCGCCGGAATTGTGGAATGAGCAGTTCGTCACCTTCAAGCCACTGAGGGCTAGGTTCGCGCCGAGCGGCTTCAGGACAATGAAGGAGAAAGTGGCATCCGCCGTGTTGTGCAGGAACTTGCCGTCAACGATCTCCGAGTTCCAAGGGTTCTCCCACGACACCGCGGCAGAATCGATGTACGGCTGAACGATCGAAGTGAAGGCCGCGAGCTGCGTGATCCGGATCGCCCACGTGGCACCTCCAACGTGCGCCTGGTGGATCAGGTTGTACTGGCCGTTGACGGTGATGCCGATGCCCGTGTAATAGCTCACGACCCCGATCAGGTGATTGTCGAAGGAGTCGATCTGGAAGCCTACCGACGTCGGCGTAGGCGTCAGGTAGCCGGATTCGTTGTACAGGTACTCGAACGAATAGCACTTCACAAACATGCACTCGTGCGAATCGATCGTCTTACTCAGCCAGAAGCCCGAGGTCGGGAAGTGAAACGCATTGCAGCTGTCCACCACCACACGGATGTAATTGTCCAGATGCAGACCGCCGCCGCGATGCGACCCGTCGAAGGTAACGTCACGGAATCGCAGGTCATGGTGCACCAAGCCGCCAGATTGATTCGTGGCCTCGACCACATGGCGCCCGAGAGGGAAGGAGGACCCGGCTTTGATGGTACCGCTTATCAGATTCACATACCCACCGGCCGGGTAGCTGATCGGTGTGTTAGTCAGAAAGGTGCCCCCGGCGAGCGTGATTTCTTGCTCGACGCCCGGGGTAAAAGCAGCCGTCACGATGGCTTGGAGAGCGACAGCATCGTCGGTTGTGCCATCACCTTTTGCGCCAAAGAACAACGGGCTCAGGGCGCCGTTAAAGCCAACCACGGACCAGCCTTGGCGGAAGAGACGGCCACCACCGATAGGTGCGAATACCAGTCCATTGTCCGCGGTCTGAGTGCTCGATTTGACGAAGGTGAAAACGCCGCCACCGCCATCGTTCGGAACGCCCCGACCAGCGCAGATTACAGTTGCGCCGTCAGGGATATTCGTGGTGTTGATGCCGATGACATTTGGCGCGTACCATGCTGCGGATCCGACCTTGGCTACCCCACCTGGAGCGGCAAGGCTCGTGATGAAGCTTTGCAGGTCAGAGCTGAGTGCCGGCGAGGCCGTGAGTTGGTCCCAAATCAGGTTCCCGTGGACGTCGTAGACCACCTGACGGTACTGACCGTCGCCGTAGATGATCGCCTCACCGTTCGAGTCAAGAATGACGGGATTCGTGTTAAGGACTGTCTCTCCCGCGTCCTGCCAAGTGCTCTTAAAGGTGGACGTATTCGGGATATAGAAATATATACTTCCTCCTGCCAATGGTCTACCATTGGAGTCGAAAAACGTTTGCTTCCCAGGCGGGAGGAGTGCTGCGGTCATATTATTACCTCGAAAGGAGTTGGACTTTGCCAGCAAGAAAACCTGTCGCTATTGGCGACGAATACGGGTGGCTCACCGTCATTGGCGATTCCGTAAGAACCGTTGTCGGTAATGAGATGGTTCATTGCGCTCTCGTTAGATGCCGTTGCCTTAAAGAACTTAGGGTTCCTGACAAGGATCTGAGAAAGGGAGCTACTAAATCCTGCGGTTGCAAACGGTCCGCATATCGGAAATCCGGCGACGCTAGGCGCATTCACGGGCTTTCCAAAAGCCCGACATATGCAAGTTGGGCAGCTATGATTGCCAGATGCGAAGACCCTCGGCATGTCAGCTACAAGAACTACGGAGCATGTGGAATAACCGTCTGCGAGAGATGGCATTCGTTTGACAATTTTCTCGAGGACATGGGTGAGCGACCGCCGTTTAAAACGATTGATCGTCTTAATAATGAAATTGGCTATGAACCCGGCAATTGCAGATGGGCGACCAATCAAGAGCAAAGCTATAACCGGAAAAATTCCAGGCTGGTAATGCTTGAGGGAGAATTGATCAGCACTTCCGAGGCAATCCGTAGACTCGGGATTGGAAATGGCGCGATAACCGATCGTATGCGGGCGCACAACATCAGCCGCCAAGAAGCGGTTGATTATTACGCTGCAAAGATTGAGAACGTTCGATAGCACAATCGGCCCTGAGCAAGAGAAAAGGAGTACCTTTGCCTCTTGCCTAGGGAGACCGCTTAACGACAGAACGACGATTAGAGGATCGTCTTACCTATGAAAACCGAACAACTAATTCACGCTATCGGGACGGCTGTTGGCACGTCCGTTGTCTACGAAATCCGCTGCCTACTGGCCGCCAGAGAGGAGCGCCGGAAGCGCCCCGGGTACGACTACAGGACCGAGTTTGGATATCGCTTTGCCTACCGGCTGGGCAAGCTGTGGGCGCGATGTAAGAACCTTCGCGGCCGCCCGCTGGCCTAACTGGGTATATGGTAACGAGCCCGCACCGATAGCGCCAAGTGTCAGCAGGGTCGGCGTAGGATTTGTCGCGAAGCCTGCGCCCGCCCCCCCAAGGGTCAGCAATGACATTAGGCCGCGACCAGCCGTCCCGCTATCGGGATATTTCGAGCCGAGCACGCTCTGGCCGGCGCCCGACAAGTCCTGCATCAGCGCGTTCCCGGTCGCCGTTGCGCCTTTCCCGACCGATTTATCAGCGCTCCGGACAGCGTTTTGCAACTGGCCAGCGGTAAACACACCTTCTTTATTCATCGCTCCCTGCGATGCGCCCGCGGCCCGGATCCGCGCGAAGTTCGCCCATGCCTGGTTGGCGTTCGCCAGCTTCTGGACAAGGTCTGGAGAATTCACGCGCGCCAGATTGCCTTCCACCGCATCCTTCAACGCGCTAATCGCAGCACCAAGCTGACGCTGGTCATACGATGGGTCGCCCAGATATCCTTTGGCGGCCTTTGCAAGCTCGCTCTGGACGCCTTTGAGCGCCTGACCATCCATATTCTGTTGCGGGCCGAGCTTATTGTAAATCTGTGTCTTCAGGATTTGCTCGAACCGATCTGCCTGCTGCTTCGGGAGTGCTTGCGCCATCGAACTCAGATTCATCACGTCCGCATGGAACTGCGGGTCGATCTTGAATTGCATCTTCGGCAGCACTTCGTTGTACGCAGCACTGATCTTGTTGGCGACTTGCTCGATACCTTCCTGCCCGACTTTGCCTGTGAACTTCTCACCGATCGGCGCGAGAGCTTCGTTGTATGCTGCAGCATTGAACTGCTGGACCGCCCGCTGCTGCGCATTCTTGATCATGTCGCCAAGGTAGGGAACGCTCGACAGCTTCTCTTCCGTGCGCGCGAAGCCACCGCCTAGGATCTGGCCCGGCGTTGGCGTCACACCACGATCCATCAGCGCTTTGACATCAGGCGAGACTTGCGGAGAGATCATGCGACCTAAGCCGCGCAGTACAGGTGATGCCACGCCGCCAGTGAGCGCACCGAGGCCGACCTGCTGGGCTTTGTCGCCCCAGAAGTCGTTGTCTCCTTCGACAGGGGTAGCGGCCCCTGAGGCGGCGCCTGTGAGCGCACCAATCCCTGCGGCCCCGCGGTAGGTATTTGCGATTGGGGCAGCCATCGTCAACGGCAAAGTTGCGGCAGTCGATCCGCCAATGTTGCCGAACGCCCCGACAATTGGATGCGCTTTCTCATACGGAGCGGCTTGTGCCTTAAGGTTGCTGACACCCTTATTTGCATCCGCGACCATCTCGGCACCTGCTTTTCGGATGAACGTGTCCGGATGCTCACCGAAAAAGAGGCCACCTAACGTAGACGCAATCCCGAGAGGACCGGGCATCGCAGCTGTGTCTTTCAGTGACTGCAGACCATGCCCCATAAGCTGCTCGATGCCTTGCACGGTCGAACCGAATCCCTTGCCCAGCGTGGCCCCAAGCGTAGCGAGAACGCCCGGCTTTGGCTGTGGCGGCGAGACCAGCTTCGGCGCGGCCGCTTTCTGCTGCGTGGCCGGTTGGCCTTGCGTGAATGCGGCGAAAATTTCATCGTCAGATGGTCCGCTCTGCGCCTGTTGTGGCTGCGCTTTGCCACCATTGAATGCAGCAAAGATCGCGTCATCGCTTTGACCGCCTTGCGGCTGGCTGACCGGGATGCCCGGAAGAGTTTGCGGCATGGCTTGCCCCATATTGGATAGCACCTTCTGCGGATAGGCTTGGGTGAGTTGGCCCCAGTTCTTTTGATCCGTGCCGCCGTGATACGCGCGCAAGGCATCCTGCACGTTGCCGTAGCGCGTCAGGTTCTCGTTCAGTAGCGCAGCAATCGCCGGGATCGCCTGTTTCGGGTCGGTCGGATCGGAGACACCCAACGACTTCGCTGTCGCCGGCATCAACTGGCCGAGACCTACGGCGCCTTTGCTCGAGACGGCACGCGGATTGCCGCTCGATTCGGTCTGAATGACGGCGCGAATCAGTCCCGGATCGACATTGTGCTGTCGGCCGGCTGCTTCGATGATGTCGTCGTATTCTGCCATTACTGCCCCGGCATCTGGATCAGACCTGCGCGCACGAGGTTGCCCAGGTCACTCTTGAACTTCGCAAGCTGCGCAGGCGATTGCCGCTTGATGAAGGTCTGCTGCTGTTGCGGATTCATCGAAGTGAACACGAAGGCATCAGGATTTACGGCTTTGTTCCACTGGGATTGCCACTGGTTGAACTTGTCCGTTGTAAGGCCCGAGTTCTGGAATGCGTAGTCCTGTGCCGCGCGCATCTTCTCGGCAGCCATCGTCTTTGCGAGGATGTCCTCGTTCGCCAGCTTCGAGATGTTCGGGTTAGCATTGCCGGTAATAGCCGCGTTCAGGCGCGCGTCCGTGCCAGAGCCGAGCGAGCCCGAGACTGACGAAGCGTAATTCGTGAGGATCTTCTTGAACTCGTCGTAGTTCTGCACGTCGCCGGTCCATCCAATTTTCTTGGCCATGTCCGGAGCCAGCGCGTTGAAGAATGACTTCGCAGTGTTGCGCCAATCAGAGCCTGGGCCCGTGCTGATGCCGGCGAGATTATCGCGCGCCTGCTGCAACAGATTCAGTCGCATCGGGGCATCAGCCGCAGCGTTGTGCAACTCTTGCGCGGCCGTGTTGGACGTGGTTCCTTGCGAGGTCAGTGCGGATTGCTGCGCGGGCGACAGCGACGATAGCGTTCCCGGTGCGCCGCTTGCACCACCTACGCTTGGGTAGCGCCCGGTATAGTCGCCACCAGCAGCAGACGGCTGGCCACCCGGAGCGCCGCCACCCATCATTTTCAGCCACTCGGCGGTCGTTACCTGACGCTGCGATCCATCCGGCATCGTGATCGTCTTCGGTGCGGCGAGTTCTGATTGCGTCAGACCTTTGGCCACGAAGGTGTTGGGCGTCATCTCGCCAGTAAGAGGATTCTGGTTCATGAATGCCGTCCCGAGACCAGTATCGGCCGTGACGACCTTGGGCATCATCGCCTGAATCTTTGCCTCGCCAGAAAGCGAATTCAGCAGATGGTTCGTGACCCATGCTTTCTGATCCACGGGATTGCCGGGAATGCTTTTCAGTTCGCGGATAGCCATGTCCTGAGGAAGAACGCCACTCTGAACTAAGCCGACGATCTGCTGTGCGATGTGCTGCGACATGTCGGTCTTGCCGAGATTCGGATCGAGCGCGACGGATCCGACCGTGCTACGAACGGCCTGCTGTTGTTTCAGGGCCTGCTCCAGTTGGCCGGTCTCATACTGGAGTTGCGAGTTGCGTTGCTGCGCGATCTGACCCATGAACTCAGGCAGGAACGCGCCTGCGCCGTTCTGACTTGCCAGAGCCTGGAGCTTGCCGAAATCCACCTCACCCGTGTTCGGGTCAACCGATTGCCGATAGGCGTCAGAAATGGCCTGATTCGCGTTCAGGCGCGTTTGATTCTGCCGCAGCCCTTGAAGGGTCGCGGCGGTCTGGATCGGCTGCTGGAGGGCCGCAAATGGGCTCGGCGTCTGTACTTGCAGCGGGATCGATGGATCGAGCGGCATGTCAGCCTCCCATGCTGAATTGGTTCATCGTCGGCATCTGCAGGCCGGGCAGGCTGGATTCGGGCACATACACGCCGGCCGTCGGGTTGTTGCCCTTCAAAAGTGAGTACAGCAGACTATTGGCGCCCAACCCAGACAGGCCGCCGCTCAATGCATTCGCTGAACCGATCTGACCCGCTGCCAGCGCATTCGCGCCGCTCGTGATGTTGTTGCCGATGTTCGAAGCCGTCTGCAATCCTGCATTGCCCACGCCGGCAGCAGCGTTTTGGCCAAGACCCACGAGACCTGCAGTCCGGTTGTACTGATCCGCAGCTTGCCCGTAGTTCGTCTTGTAGTTGTTCAAGGCGTTTTCGTACTGCTGCTGGAACGTGTTGCTTGCGAGGCCCGTGTTATAGGCATCGAGGCCCTTCAACTGCGCGCCGGACAGGCTCAATCCCTTCGCCGCCATCGCGTTGTCGAGCGCCTTGTTGCCCTGCTGGAGGGTGAACTGGTAGCCAGGCGTTTGCTCGAGCTGCTCCATCGTCGGATTGAACGAGAACGGCGTGTTCAGGCGCGAGCCGCTCAGCATCTGTTGCAGCATAGGGATGGACGACGTTCCAAGCTGCATGTACGGCGCCAGATTCTGCTGCATCTGCTGGAACTGCTGCATCTGCAGGTCGGAGGCGTGGTTGGTAGCATTGGCGCCCGTTTGTGCCGCATCTTTGGACGCATTCGACCCGAGCACGCTGCCGACGACTCCCGCGCCAGCAGCTCCAAGAACGGCCGTTGCCGGGTCCATCAGACGGCTGTAGCCCTTCGCCTTTTGAAGGTATTCTCTAAACATATTTGCACCTCAAGCATTTCATGAAAACGACGCCGTTTTCCTCATGAGTCTTTTCGAATCCGAGGCGCTCGCAAAACCTCAACCCGCGCGCGTTCGACTTGCGAACCATCGTTACCGCAGAACCGTACGTAGCCAGAACATCACCGAGGATTCGCCGGATGTGATCGCGAATGCACGCCCCCTGACGTACGAACCCGACATGCAACTCGTTGTCCTTCTTCATCACGGCGCCGATCATCTGGCCACCTTCCATCACCGGGATGAACTTCCAATCGCCTGTCGCAAGCACGAATGCATCGAAGGGCAGCGAGATGCTGTCCTTTACCGATTCGTAGATGCATTCGGCCGGCGTCATCAGACGATCTCCACTCCGTCCACAGCAACAGTGATCGCTGCTCCAACACTGGCGAGCATCCGGACCATCGTTCCTGCCGGCATCGTCTTGCCAGACAGCTCGGGTGCCACATAGGTTTGGCCGGGTGAGAGCACCGTGTTCTGAGGGTCGATCACCCGGTTCGCAGCGGAAGAAGCACCGGACGGAGGGACGATGTTGGCGGTGATCGAGACCGCCCCCGCGCTCGTGTTCGTGAACGTCGCGCGCTTGATAACGCCCGTCGTATTCGCTGGCACCGTGTAATACGCTGCATCAGCGTTCGTCAGCTGCTGCGGCGCTACCATCTGTTTTGCGGTAATCGTCAAGGTCAAACTCCCTTCGAGATGTTGCGGCTCTTGATGTAGTTCGCGAGCGTGATCACGGACGGCAGGTCAGTTGCGTCAGGCGGATAGGATCCGGCTGTGCCCAAGCTGTCTGCGGTAGCTACGTGAAGATTCGGCACAACCGTCGTGCTCGCGACGACGAAAGGCGCCGTGCCAGTTGCAACCGTGGATGTGATCTGCCCGGACGCTGCGACTGTGGTGAACTTCGCTGCCGCTGCTGTCGTTCCGCCGATTGCCGTCCCGTCGATCGTGCCGCCTGTGATCTTCACGTTGGAGGCGTCCTGATAGGCCATCGAGCGGATCGGGTCGAGTGGCGTTAGCTGGTCGATGATCGCGTCCTGGTTCGTCCGCTGGGCCTTCACAAGCGCGTCCTGCGCTGCATCTGGCACAGTCTGAAGTTGGACATTGATGTCTTTCAGCGCTTGCGAGAGAACAGCTATGACTGGGTCATCAGCCAAGGTAGCGGCGTCGGTTGCGAGATCATCAAGCGCAGTTCCGCTAGTTGCGCCAGTGCGTCGCCAAAGCTGGATCAGGAACATGAACCATGCCTCGCTGATGTGGCCATCGGGCCGCACGAACGGGACATTGATCAGCGGGACATCGGTAGCGTAGTTGCTCATTGGTTGTTCGACTCCGATTGCACCCATGCGCCCAGCAGCGCGGTCTTAACCGGCGCGGACCACGACAGTTCAAACACGCGGTCACGAGCCATGCCGAGGCGTTGGAATTGAAGAGAGGTCAAGTACTCACCCTCGGCGCCAAGCGTCGTGCTAATTGCGTTGCCCCACGTCTTGCCGCGCGTGTCGCTCCAGCGCAGGAACACGGGCACCGGGTCGTACGATCCGTCGCCGTTACCCGCTTCCATGTTCGCGATGAACTCGCGATAGCGGATGCGGTCCGAGTTGTCATCGGTCGAATGGGCAAACGAGCGAATGCGAGCGATCGGAGCACCGTTATCCGTGTAGTTGCCCATGTCCCACGCGTACAGGTTGCCGTTCTGCCAGTCGCCCACGACAGAGGTGTCGTAGATCGACGCATGGCAGCTGACGCGATGACGGTTCTCGTCTCCGTTCGTGTCGAGCCAAACGAGTTCGTTCCACTGGCCCGTGCTCAGGTCGTACTGCCACGTCTTGTTCGCGGTCGGGAAGTTCAACACGTAGAAGAAGTGACCGCCCATCTGGTAGGTGAAGCCCTGCGCATCATCCAGAGTGGGATAACCAGCAAGCTCATTGTCCAGCGCGAATGTTGAGATCTTCTGCGCCGTGAACTGGTTCGTCTTACATACGATCGCACGCCCCTGTGCGGACTTCGCCAGCCAGAAGAACTCCCCATCCATCTGCGCGATGGTCGGTGCCGCCATACAGCCGTACTGCATGAACACGCCCGGCATTCGCTCCATCGCAAAGTTCGCATCGCCTGCGTTGAACCAGATTTCAGTCGTCGTGTCACCAAACAGGTACAGGTAGCGACGCGAGACCCCGAGGCCGATCAACTTGTCCGAGTAGCCCGATTTCGACGCGAAATCCGTGGCGTCGAACTTCAGTTGGTTGGCTAGCGAGATGTAAAACTGCTGCGTGTTCGGGTTGTTCACGATGAAGAACCCGTCCATGTAGTCCACCGTGATGCCACCCAAGAAAGCCGGATCTGTGATCGCAGCGAACGTATTGCTAGCCAGGGTGATCGAATAGCCCGTGATGGAGCCGTCAACGATCAGTGCGTAGTTGCCGTTGTCCGTCACGGAAACTGGTCCTGCAACCGTTTGCAGATCGCCCAGTTTCGTGGCAACCCATGAAGACGAAATCGCGTAGACCGACGAGCCGCATACACCGTACAGTTGCCCGTTGGAGGCAGCCCACAGACCACGCCATCCGCTGCCATTCGTTGGCGTCACGGATGTCAGCAACGTGAGGCCCGGAGTGGGGTAATACGTGAACGGGAAGGGCGATCCTTCCGGATTACGCTCCGGGTACAAGTTCACGCAGCGCTGGGCCGCAGCGATGATGCTGCGAGCCTCGTAAGCACCGACAGTGAGGGCGAAGCGCGCCATTACGAGATGCCCCCGATGTAGTAATCCCCGTATACGTTGTATGTACCCGCAGCCTTCCTGAGAGCTGTCGGCATCTGCAACAGCGGGATCTGCGCGTTCGCTTCCTCGATGATGCGAAGCGATGCTTCCGCCTTCTTCTCGGCACGCGGGTTCTCGGGCAGCCCGTACATGACACCCAGTTCCAGCACGAGATTCCACATCAGCGCCGCGTTGTACTCAGGCGGCAGCGTGATCGTGTCGTTGATCGACGCGAACTGCTGCAACGTCTGCATTACGGTCAGGAAGATCGTGTACTGGTTGCTCGGAATCGGCCACGGATAGATCGTCCCCATCGGGACGCCCGGATCGTAGTAGATCACCTGCGGGAACGAGTTCAGGTTCTTGATGGAGATACGGTTGTAGTCCTCCATCGCGCGCAGGATCGTGAACGGATAGTCCACCGGCAGCGGCGTATTCTGGTTCTGGCGGAAGTACGCCGACTCCAGTTTCGCCGGACGTGGAATGTCGAAGTCACCGCCCGGACCCACTGTGTACGACTGTGCTCCCGTGGCCTGCTTCGATACAGTCACAAGCTGATAGATCATGTAGCGACGGCGCTGCAGCTGCGCCATCATCATGTTCAGCAGATTGAATGCATCGTTCATATCCTCCGCGCTAGGAGTCTGGCCGACACCGACCACGTTCGCGGTTTTGAGCGCGAGCGTGATCAGGTCGGATGGCGTGGTGGGGAGCGGGATGGTCATGATTACCCCAGGTATTCCAACTTGACGTGGACGGAGTACTTCATGGCCCCAGCCGTACCAGAAGCGTAGCTAGAGGTCTGATAGGTGATGTTGGTACTCGCCTTTGCGTAGAACACCTGGACCCCTTGGCCAAACGCGCCTGCAGCATTTGCGGAGTTTGTGCTAGTCACGGTGTTGGCTAACAAAGCAACCCCACTGTCTTTGTCCGTCCACCCAATACCGATGCTCGGCAAAATCGAAGAAGCGCCGTCAGCGGTGGTGACGACCGCATAGCAGGTTGCTCGATACATTCCGGCGCCGTTTGCTGGCACTGCATACAGGGTGGTCGAACCTACATTCGCACTTTGATTGACGAGATCCGCTCCAGCCGGTTCAACGGGAATACCATTGGAAACAAGAGGAATGCCCGCGTACTGCGTAAGCGGATTTGTGATCTTTGCGACGGTGGGGTTGGGCAGAGTGCCAGTCAGGTCGCCCCCCAAGTTGCCGACATTCGTAGCGGCGGCTGATGCAGCCATCTTTGCGGACGTAATCGCGCCCGCGGCCACTGTCGGGTTAGGGTACGTACCTGTCAGATCGCCACCAGCAGTCCCGGATGGAGGCGCAGAGATGCCGACCAGCGTCACACCACTGATCGTGCCGCCGCTGATATTCACGCCATCCGACCGCTCGCTGCTCAGCGACTGGTAATCGCTAGGCGCGGTCGTGCCCAGGTCAACGAACGTCGTCGGCGCGAAGTAATGGCCACCTTGGACGTAGTACGTGCCTTTCTGGGTGCTCAGGATGGAGTACGAGCCGCTGTTGTTGAAAGTAGCCATCACTCACCCCGCGCTTCTTTGATCATCTGCACGAGCTTTTCCTCGCCCGTGCGGTGATGCGGGTTCAGGCCCAGCGAGCGCGCCTCTTCGAAAAGCGCTTCACGTGCGGGTGCCGGTTCCGGGCCAATTGCCGCGGCTTCCTCGTCGGCGTTGTGGACGATGATCCGCTCGCCGTTCGCCAATTCGACCCACTTCGGGAACTCCCGGTAGACGTATTGGGCGGTGAAATTACGCATGTTCGGATGCATCGCTTCCTCACTCAGTGTTTTAAAAAAGGGCCGGCCGAAACCGGCCCAAGTACTACCCAGGGAGAAAGCGTTACAGCACGTCCGGCACGATGACCGCCCACTCCGGACGGATCGCCGCATAGCCGTACAGGATGTCCATACGGGTGATGAGGTTGTCGCTCATCACGTCGTACGCGGTGATCATCCGCATGGCCACGCCGTCGAACTCTGCGCGGGCCGACTCGACCACACCCGACGTCGGCATGACCAGATCGGCGGTCGCCAGCGTGAAGGCTTCGGGGTAGTAGGCCAGGTTCTGGCGGTACTTCGAACCAGCGGCCATCACCAGCGAGATCGCTGCACCGTTGGCCGGCGAAGCGGTCACAGTGTTGAACGCAGCCGGCGCCGGGACGATGGCCGGATAGATTGGGATCGACGTTGCGCCATTGGCCACGTCGGCCGTCACGACGAACTGATTCAGCACGCCGAGGTCATCGCCGGTCAGGCGGTTGATTGCGTCTACGCCAGCGATGGTGATGATGTCGCCCTGCTTCAGCGTGCCGGTGATGGCGTTGACGGTCAGCGTGTTGCCGGTTTGGCCGGCGCCGTTGACGGTGCCCGCGGTGAACGTACCGACCGTGTGGACCTTGGTGGTCTGGTCCATCATCCAGTCGAAGCCCAGCGTGTCGGTGGTGATCATGCCCGACTCGTACTGCTCGCTGATCTTGCGTTGCGGGTTGAACAGGCCGGTCAGCGAACCCACGGTACGTGCTTGGGTCAGCGGGTCCATGATGATCTTGCGATCCATGCGCGGCGACAGCGTTTGATCGAGCAGGGCGCCCGCTTGCAGCCAGGTCGTGGCATCCGGCGACACGAGGTTGCCGCCGCTGATTTTCGGCGCGATGTTGGATGCAGCGTTGGCCACATTCATCAGGTCCGAAGCCACCGAAGCAGCCAGGCGGTTCACAGCCGGCGCCAGGATGCGCTCGCTGTAATCGTCCAGGGACATCGTGCGCTCTGCCGTGCCGAACGAAACCGGCACGTTCTTCTGCGTCGCGACGGTCAGGGTGGTGTTCTGCTCGTTCGTGCCTTGCGGCGTGATCGCCGGGCCGGTGTTGACGACGTAGTCGTTCGGCAGGCGGATGCGCAAGGTGTTACCGATCTTGGCGCCGTCGCGTGCGAACTGGTCGTCGTACTGCTTGTTGACGGTGCGGAGGAAGGCGTTCGTCTGAGTGAACAGGCGCACCGCCTCGTTGGTGATCATGTTTATGGTAAGCAGGCTGTTAGCCATGAAGGTCTCCGTGAAGGCAAAGAAAAATGCGATTGCTCGCGTTTCGTCTCTGCCCTGCGGAGACTGCTTAACGGGCCACACGACAATTAACGGCTTGCCTACGCCTGCTTACCCGCTTGCGCGGTGAGTACTGCGGTGCTTCTTAACGGCGCTTGCGCGCGTGTTCATTTCGCCATTTGAACCACTCTTTCGAGCCGACGGCCGGTTCGACCTGGTCGGATGCCGACGAACCGCCTTCGATGTGCTGCACCGGAGGAGGGGCCTTCGACACCTGTTTCGTCATCTCTTTCGAAGCTTTGCCGGCCAGCTTAGTGAGCTCAATGCCCATCTGGATCGGATTGAGGCCGCTGATGCGCACAGCTTCATCGAGGTTGCTATGCTTTCCCAGCCAGGTCACGACCTTTTGTGCATCCGGGATCTCGGCAATCACCTTCAGGAACTCCGGCCCACCGACACCAGCGGCATTCAGATTCATCAGAGCGGTGTCGAACTCGGCGCCGAACTCCTTACGGCCGGCCATCTCGATCTGCGCCAGACGCTCGCGCTCACGTTCTTGTGCGCGCATGTTCTCGGCGTAGGCGCGAGCCAGTTGATCCACGTTCTGCTGCGGTGCGGGCGTCTGCTGATCATCGTGGCCAGCAGCCTGCGCGCGTTCGGCGATCTCACGCCAGCGTGCTGCTTCGGCTTCGGCCTCGCGACGCTTTGCCGTGATCTCCGCCATGCGACGAATGGCCCAATCGGGCGCCTCGGACTTCTTCTCTTGCGGCTCTTCAGTCGCTTGCGGTTGCGGTGCAGGCTGCTCAGTCGGATCGGCAGGCTGCGGCGTCGGTTCCTGTTGTGTGATGACTTGATCTTCCATTTAGGCTCCCTGTGTGGTTTCGAGTGGTGCGAGCACGGTCCCCATGCCTTCTGCGTACGCAGCGTCTGGGTCCATGCGATCTTCTGATAGGTTTTTCGCGGGGTTCGGCGCGGTGAGCATCTCTTGGATGGTCTTGCGCACGATGGCGTGTGTCTGCTCGGGATCGAGAGCGGCCAACAGCGCCTTCATACGGTCCGTCTCGGCCTTGAACGACTGAACGAGCGTCTCGCGATCGTTCTCCATGCGTAGGGCAAGATGGTTCAGCGCGTCCATGTCGAGGCGCTGCTTCTCCATCTCCTGCGCCTTCGTCTTGTCCTGCAGTTCCTGCTGCAGATGCTGGATGACCTGCATGGCCTGCTGGAGCTGCTGTTGGAGCGCCTGCTCTTGCGGTGACGGACCTTCGCCAATCGCGCCCGGGTTAATCGCCTTGATCCAGTTGCGCATCCGCTCCTGAAGCTTGTCGGCAGCGGGGAAGTCTGCATTGCCCATGTACAGATCGCCGATGACCTGTGCCAATTCGGGGGCAGAGGCCAGTAGCTGCGTCATCGCGTTGAATGCATCTTCGCGGCGCGTCTCGAAGTTCGGACCAGCCTTCGCCACCACGTCGTACTTGCCGACGTTCGGGTTGAAGATGGCCATCACCTTTGCCTCACCGTCGTCCTTGTTTTGCTGGAGCGCGGTTTTCTGCATCGGGTCGATCTGGATCTGTTGCTCGTCCCCGTTCTCAGCCAGGATGCGGATGATGCGCTTCGTGTCGTAGATCTTCGGGATCAGATCGATCAACTGCTTACCAGTGAAGCGGATGGCCTTCGCTTCCTTGTCCTTGAAGTGGAACGTGACACGCGAGCCCTGTTTCTGCCGGCGTTCAATGGACACGCCAGAGATCTCGTTGCCCTGTTCGCTGAACGTGGCTTCGTATTGGCCCGATGCCATCATCAGTTCGCGCTCGGCCGTCTGCATCCCGTCCATGTACACCGGAGCGGTAGACGGCGGCTCCTGCCGCTGCGGCGATGGGATAGGATTACCCTGTTCATCCGCATGGTTGTACGGCAGGAACGCATGGTTCTGCGTATTAGCCGTGGCCCAGTAGTTCTCGAGACCTTCGATAGCCTCGACAGGCGCCATGTACGGCGATTTGCTTTGCAGGGCACCAAACTCCAGCGCCGCAGAGGCGTTGTAGTTGTAGGCTCGCTGTGCGTCCTTCAGGTAGCGCACGAGTCCCTTGCGATCGAGACGGCCCTCCATAACCACTTCTTCACCCGGAACGCGGATGATCGGGATGTACTTGCCTGCCCAGGTGCTGGACTCGGCAATCTCGTCGCCCACGATCAGGTAATGCTTGACGATGCGCTTGTCTACGCGGCGGCGCTGCGCGTTGCCGGCGTCATAGGCAGCCTTCAGCATCGCGCGTGCTTCTTGCGGGATATCCGACTCGCGCACGTACTCCACGCCGTTGTCGCCCTCGATGGCATACAGCCATTCCTTGGACTCCGTAACCTCGTAGTACTCAGCCACGCGCACCGTATCGCGGCGATTCCAAGAAAGAGCCCCGTCACCGAACGTCTGGTTCTTCAGGATCGTGCCGAACTTGGCCTCGGCCTTATCGCGCGGCATGTCGTCGAACACGAAGCCAAAGCGAGCGTCAGAGCCGTCCTCGTTCTTGATGTGCGGGTCGAGATAGACCGACAGCGGATCGGGCACCTGACGGATGTAAATCTCTTGGTCGAAGCTGTCCTCGTCCGCGTAGTCCGTGACGATGCGCCAGTAGCCAATACCACCGCCGACTTGGAACTCACGCGCCTTGTCGTAGGCCGTCTGCGCGTCCGAGATGTACTCGATGTGCCGGACGATGCCCTCGATGATCTGCGCAGCTTCGTACGTGGCTGCATCGCCGGTCGGATGCACGACGACGGACGGCTTGTTCTCCTTGCCCTCGTTGACGACGTGCAGCCAGTGCGTGTGCGTCTTGTTGATCGTGACCATCGGCTGGTCTTGGATCTGGCGACGTGCACGCACCGCGGCATTCCACTGCTCCTGGTTGTCGGAGTCAGCGTAGAGGAAGCGAATGTCGTCCTTGAACCGCTGGCGCGTGTCCTGCTCCCACTCGACGCAGAGCTTGAAGCGTCGATGAGCCCTAGCGACGATGTCTTTTGCGCGCTCTGCCATTATTGCGGCCACTCATTGACGATCACGTGCTTCCCAAACGGGAACAACGTGTACTGCTTGTAGCGCATGCCTGGCTTTTTCCGCGCTTTGCAGTAGAAGAACGTACCGATGTCATCCCAGCCATGCGCGCTACAGATATGGCCCGTGAAATTCCCAGTCCCTTCGCCAGTCTCGTGCGAAACATCCTCGATCAGAACCTCAAGGCGAACCGTTGTCTTCGGGATCGGCCCGACTTCCCTGTCGATTTCCATGTGCTCAATCTGCTCGCGGTTCATAGTCACATCCAGCTCCCGCCCATCGAGCGGCCAAGGTTGAGCGGGCGACGTGGCGTCGTCTGGAAGTTGCGCGTCTCTTTCTTCGGCTCCTTCAATGCGATGGCCATATAGCCAAAGGCATCAGCAGCGTGCGAGGCCCAGTCGTGCATCGGCTCGTTGCTGAACTGCTTCGTGTCCTCGTCCACGCGATAGCGGTAGTTGCGCAGGGCATCCATGCCCAGTTCCGTCTTGCGCTCATCGAAGTAGCAAAGCGGCAGGATGAGGCGTGCAGCCTCGATGCGCGTGTCCACCGACGTCTTGGGCACCGTGCGCGTCTTGAAGCCGGCAGCGCGCAGTTGCTGTGCGACGGTGCGTTCAGCGGCCAGCAGCTCGTTGTTAGCGTCGTGAGGCAGCCAGCAATCGCCATAGACGTAGCGTTTGGCCTGCAGATCGACGATGTACTCGCCAATGTGCTTGCCCACGCCTTCCATGTAATCGATGACGCGGTACTCGAATGGGGCGAGTTGGCAGAACCAGATGGCCGTCTTGTCGGCCCGGCCCAAGTCCCAGAAGATGCTGACGGGTTTGGTCGGGTCGTATGGTACGTTGCGGATGCGCGATCCAGCCTCGCGCAGCTCCTTCGCGTACACGGCGCCCATCACAGGCGTCTCGAAGCTGCACAGAAACTCCTGTTCGAAGTACGCAGTGCCTAGCGTCTCGCCGTAGTCCGTGATGTACTCGGCCAGCAGCTTGTCCAACTGCTCGTCGGTGAGCACTCCCGTGTCCTTGGCGGTCAGCACCTGAGCGAATGCGTTCGGATCTTCTTTGGCACCTTGGAGCGTGCGGAATGCGTGATTCTTGCCGCGCGGGGTCGTGTTGAAGATCTGCCAGCCTCCGTTCTCAGCCAGGATCGGACGCAGATATGCCTTGGCCGCAGGATTGGACAGCGCCCATTCCGAATAGACCAAGCCAATCGGCGGCGAACCAACCAGCGAGTTGAAGTTGTCAGAGCCAACCACTTGCCACGTACTCCCGTTGACGAATTCGATGTACATCTCTTGATCGTTTTGGCGCTTCCGAATGGCTTCAGGAAACGCCTCGTCGATCCTCTTGCGGCCTGTGTGCGGGTTCACCGCGTTCCAGATCGCTTTCTTGGCTTGCGAGGCGAGGGGCAGCATGTACCAGTACGTACCCTTCCTCTCAAATGCCGCAACTGCAGTCCAATGCAGCCCTAATTCGTCCTTGCCCGAACGGCGATGCCAGACAATTTCGCAATGCCGGCCGCCCCGTTCCATGTATCGCCACGCGTCCATCTGGTAATCGCGCGGCTTCCAGTTATTGGGCAGTTGGATTGCCATCGCCGAATCGAACAATCTGGATGGTGAAAGGCTCGCCGCCTTTGCCAGTCAATTCCGTTTGCTGCACCGCTTTGCCATATGCGCGGTCGATGATGTATTCAGCGGCCGACAAGCGATTGCGCTCGTTCTCGCCGCTTTCCATGATCTGGCTGATCACGTCCAATGCCTGCGGCGTGCGTTTCTTGCACGCTTCGATAAGGTCAAGCTCTTCCTGCGTGCGTTTTGCACGGCCACCGGGGTTGCCTGATTGTCCTTTTGCGAATGGCATTGCTTAATATTGCTTTCAGATAATTATTTCTTGCCGCGCTTACCGAGCACGCGATCAGCCTTGGCGTCGATCTTGGCCTTGGACGACTCGGAAAGCTTCCCGGCCTTTTCCATTTGGCTGGCACGAGCCTTCGCGTTCCGCGCATGGCTCTTATCGGGCATCGGGTATTTGCGCTCGCCCGGCATGCCGAATTCGGATTTCGGCAGCTTGTTGCGGGTCTTTGCTTTGAGTTCAGCCACGATACGGCTCCGGTCGTTTGATCGTGATCGGTTCGGCCTTTACGCCACAGGAGCGACGCAGCTCAGCAACCTTTACGGATTGCTCGAATTGGATGCGCCGCTCGTTGGCATACTTGAACATGTCGAACGCTTCACGCGTGATGTCTTCCACCGACAAAAGGCAATCGCCCTTGTCGTTGAAATTAATGGTGCCGTCGGCTTTAAGGGTGACGGCCATTATTTGCTCAGGCCGCGATCTTTCGGTGCGCGAATGCCGTTGATTCGTACCGGCTCCGGCTTTGGTCCGCTCGGCGGAGTACCGCCGTGGAACGTGCCCGCTTTTGCTTCGCGCGATTCGCGGGCGCAGTTGGCCGCGTATTTGGGATTGCCTTCTTGACCTTTACCGAGACCGCTCATGATCACCCCGATTAAAACTGATTAAGGCGCAATGGCCCACAGCTTCAATGTTAGTGATCCATGTAAACGGAGGCGAGAACTAATTTGTCATGACATTGAGTTTCCCCACAGTAAGAATGCCAAATGATCGTGGATCCACCTTAGCTTGGCAGAAAACATCTGCCGCGACATGCGAAGCGTTGCCGCCTTTGTTTTCTGCGGCCGAGGATCGCAATATTCCAACTCGATCACTTGAGCTGATTCTGGATCAAGTCGATTTATTTCTTCGATAACGCGTTGAACGTCCGCAGGAAGACTATTGGCCGATGCAATGCGGTGAGCGGCCCATTGGAATAAAAGCTTTCGAATAGGCGACGTCAAGGCGGCGTCTCCTTATCCTCCGTATGCGATCGCGATGCGTGGTAGTAGCGCGTTGGCTTTGGCACCGTCACCGTTCGCTTTCCGAGTAGGTCTTGCCGTTCCTTCTGCAGCTCCACCATCCCTACGCGAACGAAGCGGCCCCATAGCCAGCCAATGAAGGGAGATAGGGCTAGCCAGATGGCTATGATGATGATGGTGGCGATCATGACAACAACCATCCTGCGACAATGAGCTCCGAGCAAATGACGATGCCCATGACACCAATGACAGCTTTAAACGGATCCGTGTTAAAGCGTCGTTCTAGGTATTCAGTGGCCCACATGACAACAAGAGCGTCTCCTAAGAAAATCGCAATCAATAGTGCATTGGCGTAAAAGGCCATCGATATCTGGCTCATGCATTCCTCCGTGCAGCAAATTTGGCCCACGTCGCAGTAACGCGTCTGACTTCCTCGGATTTCTCCTGATGCCATTTGACCGCCATCGCTGCGACAGCCAAGAGTTCATCCCGCGAAAGAGATTCGAGGGGGATGCCAAAGATTTTCAGATCCTTGGCAAGCTTCGTTCCTTCATCCTTGAATTTGTCCGGCAGCTTCATGCTTTCTCCTTCGCAGCCTTAGAAATCTCATCAGCCGCCCACTGCATATCAGCGTCAGACAATGGCGCGCCGCACATCGCACCAAAGACGATTGCGACGGCCATTTCAGGGACGCCGAGATCTCGGGCTCCGTTCTTGATGACAGCCATAAATTCCTTATCCATTTCGTCTTTCGTTAGGAGTCTGTTCACGCTGCTTTCTCCTTCAATTCAGTGATTACGACTCGCACCATTCCGCCCTTGATGACTTCCCGGCGCACCAAGTGCAGCTCGTCTATTTGTTCGTCGTCCAGAAATACCCCGGCATGGGCAAGCGCGTCCTGGAGTGCCTTACTGCGGTTGTCCAAGTCCTGCTTTGCGCGCGTAGCTGGATGGATGGCCGCAAACAGGGAAACACGGCCGGTTAGCGTAGGATGACCGGCTTCCGCGACGATCTCGGCCACAGCCTTGCGGAAATCCAATCCCTTTTGCTTCACGAACATGGCGCCACTACGACGTCGGCCGTAGGCTGTGTTGATGGTAGGTGGCAGCGGAAGGGTGAATGTAATCACGCTGTCTCCCCGATGAATTCCAGGCATTCGGCCAGCAATTCCATCTCGGTGCCATAGCGCGCAGTGAACGTCTTCTTGCGACCGTGGACGCTCGGGCGCTGCAGCGGATCGGTGTCGTCCTGCTGATGGTGCGGCGCGCAGAGAGGAAGCACGAGCATGTGTGCGCCCGGCTTTGTGCGTCCGTCGATGTGATGAAGGCTGACATGCGGGTTGTAGATACCATCATGGAAGCAGGCGATGCATCCGATTTCAGCGATCTTGTCCATTCGCTCGCGCTCAGCTACGGTCGGAGCGCGCCCCTTGATGCTCCTCGACTTTAGCTTGCTCGTTGACTTGAGCACGGACTCACGCTGGCCGAGCGGCTTGCGCTTGAATGGCGTGCGGGGCAGGGGCGTGGAGCGATCGAGCGTCATGGCTCGACCTGCACGAACGTCATGTTGTTTTTGGCACAGTAGCGGCGGAATGCGGATTCGTGCAGCTCTCCGGGCAGCATGTCAATGCCGGTGCCCATCACGCCGCCTTTCCACGAGCCTTTCTTTGGCCCCGTCTCCTTGCTGAATTCGATGTCCAGGCTACGGCGAACCTTCGGGCGGTAGAACAGGCTCAACCAGCTGCACCAGCTCGTGCCACGCTTCCACTCGCGTTCCTCGATGTGCGTCGTTGCTTCGATCTGCTGGCCATCGTAATCGAGGAAGCTGAAGCGCACCTTCGGGCATGCCTTTTCGGCCTCGTATTGGTCGGTGAACGCCTGCATGCCCCTGATATCGCGTTTCCGTATCATCGACCAGAAGTGCTGGCCGGAGGCGTCGTACAGGCTGAATCGGATATGCCGCCACTCACCCCACGGCAGGAAGCACGACCATTTTTGCGTGGTACTGCTGTCATCCGTCTGCGCACCGAGCGAGACGTAAAGGTGATTCTCATACAGATAGAAGCCATAGCGGCGCGGATGCACTTCCCAGTAACCTCCGCGCGGGTTGGTCGACCACGCATATTGCGAGGTGTCGACCCAGTTGCGGAGCGGCCTGATAACCTGCGGGAGGCGCAATTCGAGGCGCTGACGTCGCGTGGCGATCGTCAGCGTGCAGCCCGGATATTCATCGTTGCCAGAGTCGAGCTCGAAGCGTGGCGTGCCATCGTTGGTGCGCTTCAGCGAAATTTTCGGTTTGCTCATCTATCAGTTTCTCCCGTAGTTGTGGTGCGCCCGATACTGGCCGGGCGGGGTGGTGGTTACGTTATTTCTCGTTAAGCAGGAATTTGTTGCTGATCACCTTAAAGCTGGCTTCCGAATTGAGGCACTTGAATACCAATCCCTCGCGCTCGGCCGCTTGATTCAGCAAGCTCTTTCCTTCGGCTTCAGCGAGCAAGGAAGTGACATCAGTGCCGCCCAAGTTCGTGCGCGGAAGCACCGGGACATGCAAGATGCGCGTGCCAGCGATAAATTCAGCGCGCTCGTCAGCGGTCATGTAGCGTCCGGCGTCGATGTCGTAGACGTCGAACAGGCGGAATTCGTGATCCGCCAGCTGGTATCGGTTGCCTTGGATGCTCGGACCGATCAATTCACCCTGTAATGCGATGTTTCGGCCAGAGGCGCGCAGGATGTTTTCCAGGTCGTTGGCGCGTGCCGAACGCCAGAACGAATTGCCGTCGCTTTCGATCAGGTCGAGGTTGCGGCTGCATACGCCGAACGTATCGCCCATGAGATAGGCGGTCATGCTGGAACCGTCAAGCTTTTCGGTCACTTCCCATTCGAAGCCGGATTCTGCCCAGTCAGCAAGATCGCGTCGTAAATTCTGTATGCGCTCTTGATCGGTCTTCGGGACAAACGACGGAAAATTGCTGCGTGCGATGCCTGCCAATTGTGCTGAGACAGGCGCCTCGTACTTCTGAATTCCCAGCGCCTCGGTCAGGTCATCACCGTCGTTTGCCGCTGCCGGCGCGGGCAACAGCAAGCCTTGACTGATCTGGCCACGAAGCTTGACGGTGCGGAGTCGTGCGCCCGGAATGCCGTTGAACTCCCGCTTGTCCTTGCACAGGAACGGCGCGACATTCTCTGGAATCCATGAGTCGATTTCACAGTAGGTCGCAAGCTGCCCGATTTGGAACTCCCCCTTCTTCACGACGACTTTCCATCCGTCGACTGTCGCGCATTCGATAGCGTCTGCGCCGGGGATCGGCTGAATGTCGAGGATAGTGCGGGCTGTTGCTAGTCTGCGCATTGCGGTTCTCCTTGTTTTAGCACTTCGGTTGTCTGCGCCTTCGCGCGGTTGGTTTACTTCTGCTTCACGCCTAAGCGCATCATCAGCATGGTGAAATACGTGGCTGCTAGGCGTTCTAGGATGATTTGGCGGTGGGTCATGCTGCCCTCGCGAACAGTTGATCAGTGATATCGCCGCCCCATTGAGCGGCGAAGGCTTCAGCGATCGCTATGTCAGTTCGACTGCGCTCGCGCTCACGGTTCGGTCCTGGCGGCATCAGATGGCACGCGGCGACGATGTTGATGCTGCGTTCCTGGTAGTACTTTCGATCGTGCGTCGGCTTCAACTTCGGGACGCCCTTGAGCCACAGCGCCGCCGCCTTCGTGAACGGTGATCCGAACATCCACGGCTGCACCGCTTGGTCGTAGCGGCCGATGTGCTGCATCGCCAGCCCATGAGGCATCGAGTTCTCCAAGACGATCTTCGGGATGCCGCAGTTCTTGAGCGTGTTGAAGAACTCGACGCCTCGCAGGAAGTCGTTCATCCGGTTCGGATATCGCGGGTGCCGGCGGCGTTCTTCGGCCGGCAGATGCGTGTCGTCCGGGTGGTACATCCAGCGAATGCCGGCCAAGTTGTTGTACGTGCAGTACGGGTGCGCGATCATCATGTCGAAGCTCTCGGCTCCGGACTTGATGACATCCAGCAGGTCGCCCTGAATGTGCCAGCCGTGCGGCGCTTCGGTCGCGCGCAGGTCGCAGGAGACCGCCGTATGCCCGAGTCGCGCGAAAGCATCGCGCACGCGGCCGGAGTATTCGCACCCGATCAAAATTTTCATTGCTGTCCCTTCGGTTGTTGTTCTGCCCAAGCCCTGCACCTCTGTTCGTCCTTCGCCCGATTCCACAGAGGACATGCCTCGTTCGTTTCATCGGGGCGCCTCATCCTCTCGTAGCCGTCGCAGTAGCCGTGTGCTGGTGGGGCTTCTGCGTGGCGATGGAAGCGGGTGCAGAGGACGCAGGGCTGGGGCGGCCGTTTCATATGTCGGCGAGCGAGTCGACTTCGCCAGGCAGTGGGAACCACGAAGGCAGTTGATCGAACGTGTCGCGCAGCTTCATGATTCCGCCGAAGCATTCCAGGTCGCCCAGGCCGCCAAGCACGAAGTTGAGCGGGCTTTCGTTGTCACGGTTGAAGAAGCGGATCGAGTTGCCGAAGCTCTTGCCGATGGTGAGCGCATCGGCCAAGTAAGCCGGGTTCACGGCGCCGGCGATGCCTTCCTTGTAGCCGATCGTGCTGGCCACACGCTCGATGCGCGGGAACGTGCCTTCGATAACCGAATTACCCGGCTGGATGAACAGGGGCTGCGCCATATCGCCCGAGATCATCGCGCCGCCATTCGACATCACGTCGAGTGTGTGCTTGGCGTTGCCGGCGTGCTTGAGCGCGTCCTTGCTGATGCTGACAATGATTTCGCGTTCGGCGTAGCCGTGGGGGTCGCGCACGACGATGTAGCGGTGGCCGTCGGTCGCAACGATCATCACAGAGCCGTCTTCGAGCGGCCGGATGTTGATGCCGTTCAGGTAGTAGCGGATGTCCTGCGTTGCTGCGAACGGGAAGACCATCTTGACTGCAATCGCGTTGACGCGCGCGATCATGTGCGGCGCTTGCTCTTGTTCGGGGATGCCTTCCAGCGAAACTTGTTCAGGTGCGTTCATGTCTTGTCTCTCGTTTTGGACTTCGATGGGATGCGCTCACGCGCTGGGTGTTTTGTCGGTCAGGCTTGCCTTCAGCAGCTGGCCGTAACGGGCCTCCGGATGCGCGGCCAGGTAATCGCGCACCTTCTGGTCGATCGCCTCGCGGCGTGCGCGTTCCTCCTTCTCCTGCTCGGCGATCTGAGCTTCGTACTGCTCCGCGGCGCGCGCATTCTGGTCGTGCAGTTGGGCCATCGCTTCCTTCAGACGCTTGAGGCCTTCTGGCTCGGCTTGCGAAATGCCCGACTCGTTCGGCAGCGCTAGATGCGGTTGCGGCCCGGCCAGCAGCCCGGCAACGATGGCTTTCTCGACGGCGATCTGGCGGCGCGATGCGTCCCAGCCGGCAGACACAGACCACTGCACCGGCTTGTTGGAGGCACGGGCATCGTCGACGAGGCGCTTGTAGGCGTCCTTGAACGCCATGCGCGCTCCGATCTCATCACCAGCATCCAGCAGTGGCCGCGCAAGGCCGAATGCTTCAGCCATCTCATTCGTCCACACGACGGTCTCGCGTTCGTCCTGGCTGGTGATGGCAACGGCCCACGCTTCGTTTTCATCCGGGCGGCCGTCCAGCAGCTTGCAGCGAGCAACGATGCCATTCGGGACCGGCGCGAAGTCCGGACGCTCCATGCGATAGGCTTCGAACGCCTTCCGGATCGTCGCAGGAGGGAAGGGCGAAAGCTGCTTGAACCACAGGCCGATCTCCTTCGCATCGGTCAGCGATTTGCCGTAGCCCGCGAACACTTCGGCGAGCAGCTTGGCGAACTGCGGCAGGTCTTCGTTATGCATGGTCCACCTCGGTCATGTCCACGTCGATCACGTCCGGATCAGCCGTCGAATCCTGCGCTACCAACTCGGCCAGAATGCGAGCGTTGCGCTCCTCGATGCTCTCGGCGCCGGTAACGCGCTTGTCAGCCAATTCAATGAATTTATCGATGTGGTCGGCATCACGCAGAATCAGGCCGAGGCCGTTCTGCTTGTTGTTGCCGGCGTACTTGCCGCGGGCCATGTGGAAGTCGGACTTCGAGCACCCAAGAACGGCCTCGCAAAGCTGGCGAGGGTCGTACATCTTCAGCGCGGCCTTGATCGCCTTACGGCGCTTGTCGTCAAGTTGAGCCCGAGGTGCCGTCATGACTTTCTGCCAGTAGGCGAAGATAGTCGCGACAACATCGCCGTCGGGCGACGCAACGCGGCGCTCGACATGTTGTTCCTTTCCTTTCCCTTCCTCTCCTTGATCCTTTGGTCCTTGATCCTCCGACGACTTCTCGCGAGGATTCGCGACTTCTCGCGAGGATTCGTCGAATGGAGGGATTTTCGACTTGGTTGGCTTATCAATCTTCTGATGAATCAACCAGTTACAGAGCTGCAGGTAGCTTTGTGCACCTACCTTGTAGCGCACGATGCATCCTTCATCTTCAAGCTCCTTAAGCCAACCGTCGATCAGGGCTGGAGCATCGTCGTCGTAGGGGAAAAGAAGGCTCGCGAGCATTCGCGAATTTCCGCGAAGCCTCCCCTCGTCATCGGCAAGGGTCCAGAGCTGGACGAAAGTCAGGCGAGCGTCTCGCGAGACGTTCCCCATGCTTTCCGACTGTGGGAACTCGGGCTTGATCGTGCGGATGCGAGCCATGATTACGCAGCCTCCTGATACACGTTCCCGTCCTTCAGGCGCTTGTAGATGGTCTGCATGGCTGCAGTGACCTCCCACCTCTTCGCCAATTGCATTTGCTGGTCGTGGATCTGCAGGGCAGTCTCAATGTCGCGCAGGGCTTCGCCATCCAGGCGGAAGTTGCCAGACTTGGCGCTGCGGATCTTGGCGCGGAAGCAGCCATCGAGAGCTTTCACGAGCTGCTGCTCATATTCGGCGCCGATGCCTTTCTCGCACAGGACGAGGGCTACATTGAGAGCGCAGGCGACGCAGGACCACGATTCCAGGTTGGCGTCACCAGTGCGCAGGTTTTCGAACGACAGCCAGTAGGCGACGCCGAGGTCAGTGACCTGATCGGGCTTGAGAACAGATGCGTTCTCGCCGCGTGCGTGGCACATGGCGATGGCGACCAAGCCGCCGTGTTGAGCTACCGGACGCGGGACGTACTTCTTGCGCGGTTTTTTTGACTTACTCACGTCGGTGTCTCCATCGCGATTGCGAGAGCGAGCACCATTTCTGCAGTAGCTTGGGCCTCTTGAGCACGGACCTCGGCACGTCGTTCGATCCAGCCCAAGCGCCAATCAGCAATGGCAGCAGAGCCAGGATTCATGCCGTGGCTGTCGATGCCGCGGCCCTTGTCGTATGCTTCGGCGCCGAGCTTTTGAATCGTCTCGCGCTTGATAATTGGTCCGTCCATCACGACTCCTTCTCGCAGGCCTTGCGGAGCTTGGCCGCGACTTTTGCCAGATCAGTGATGCTCTTGTGAAGCCGACCGTATTCGCGATTCTCGGCGCTCGTTTTTCGAGCCGCTCCGTACTCGCGATCGCGGATCACCACGTTGTCAGTCATCGACAGTAATTTCGTCACGTCTGGTTCTTCGGTTTGAGTTGTCAAGGTTCTTTTCCCTCTTGGTTCCGGCTTTTGACCGGGCTATTTTTTGGCGTCTCCTGACCTCGCAAGCGAAAGCCATGCAGATCAAAGATGCCTCCGCATTGCTCCCTTCGCGCCGCCAGCACGGTTTGCCGGTCGCCCCACACCCGGGCAGTGCCGGGATTCCTTCGGATGCGATGCCGACTTACCATGCCGCTGGAGCTCGGCATTTCCCAGTCCGCGATACCAAGTGGACAATCCGATGCCGAGGGCCTTACACAGCGCTTTTGCTGCGTTCTTCTCGCTGTCGTTCACGAGAATCTCGATCGTGGTAGTTCGTGCTGCGTGATTCATGGTGCTTCTCCTTGGTGTTGCGGGTTTACTAGGATTGGACTTCTGGTGCTTCTGTTGCTAAAGGGGGAAAGCCGCAGGGTTACTGCGGCGCAGGTTCAGGTAGTGGTGACAGTTCGGGCCAGATGCGCGGCCATTCGTCGCGCTTCAGGTGTTGGCGTGGGACGGCTCCAGCGGTCTTCTGCTCGATCTCTACGCATCGCTCAGGAGAAATCGGCGCAGTGCCGTTCGCCATCTGGGAGAGGTAAGAGAGAGAGACACCAAGCTCGGCCGCGAGGGTCGAGGCGCGCCCACGTTCAGCTGTGATGTAAGTTTTGAGGTCCATACCCAGAGTTTAGTAAGTCCTAAACCCGAAGTCAAGTGAATACTAATTTAGAGTTGTCTAAACTATCGAGTATGGAAATTACCGAAATCCGCAGGGAGAACCTACGTCGATGGGTCGCTGAGCATGGGACGCCTCAACGAGAGAAGAGTCTCTTCTCTCAGTTGAAGTCGAATGGCTCATTTGGTGAACGCGTCGCTCGGCGCCTAGAACGCGAATATGGGATGGGAGAAGGTTTTTTGGATGCTCAGCCGATGGAACGTGCTCCTACAGAGGCCGACAAAGAGACGCAGCTCTTACTCGTCTACCGTCTCGCCGCTGACGCCGACAAGGTCTTTCTCATGAGTGTCGCGACCGCTATTAAAAACCGGATGATCGTTGAGGGGACGTGGAAGGAGCCGCAGCTGGGCACGGGGAGCTGAGTAGGGCCTTGCTAGTGCATATGCTTTTGCCGCATCGACGATGACACTGCGTGCGAAGGCATCCATAGACAAATAAGCTGCTATGAGTTCAGGCAGACGGTTCATGTGTCCCCTCTATGTATTGTGGTTGCCGAGGAATACAAAGTTAGACCTGGCATTAATAAAAATCAACCTAATAATTGTATCGGATGCAACAAATATAATGTTTGTAGAAGACAATACAATGAAGTTGCCGGGACTCCAGTTATTTAAAGGATGTTCAAAAACTAGGGAATTTATATGATAGGAATAATATCTAAATGTAAATACACTTCTGTATTTACATTATGTGGTTTCGTCCTCGCCGCCTGTTCCACGCCGTCACCAGAGCAGCAGCAGATTAATCGGGCAATGGCTCTTCAGATGCTCATGAACATGCCGCCACCTCCGACCGTCCAATACACTCCAATGCAAGTGGCGCCAAGACCCGCAGCCCCTATGGCACAGAGCACATTCACAAATAGCGTTACGGCGATGTGGACGGGGAATCAGAGGCAAGTTCAGACCGTCACCTATCAGACTGGCTGGAGTTGCGAATATCGCTATCTAAGTCAGACATTCTGGCGTACATTCATCGGCTCTTGTCCTGCAAGCATCCAGGTGCAATGATCAGATTTCGCAAAAAAGGCTAGCCCAGAGCCCTTCAATCCATACTTTACTCATAATCCTCTCTACGCCCGGCCAGACCGGGCTTTTTTGCGTCCTGATGCAGGCTGAGCACGCCTGAAGAACTTCATGCGCAAATTTTTTTGCACGTTGGTTTAGTAAATGCTTGACATGACGTTTAGTAAGCACTAAAGTAACTCCATCGCAACCAAGCCCGGAAGGGCGAACCGAAGCGCACTGGGCGCGGCGAGAACTGGAGAACGAAGATGGTCACGATTCAGGATGCAGCGATCTACAGCATGAACGGCGCGATGGCTTAT